ATGCAGGTCGTCATCGCAGAACTTGTCAACATTATAAGACTAGCAAACGGTCTCCAAGTTGGAGGTCTCGAAAAATAAAACCATGGAAAAACACACAATAACATACTTCATAGTAGAGATAGGCGGTGCCGACTTCTACTTCGAAAAATTGCAAGACGCATCAGACTTCTTCGCAAAGCTCGTCAGTTCAACTGGGGAGAAAATCGGTAGACTCGGATATGGAGATAATGCGTACTATTACAAAGAAGGAAAACACACACCAAAAATGTCTCAAGAGACAATGGATGTGTACCAAACAAAAAAAGCAGCAGAGTTCGCAAAACACGAATCTGGAGACAAAGAGGACTAGTTATCCACTAACACAAATAGCGTCAGCTCGGTATAATGTATTCATTACAAGTTAACATTAAAAAAATGACAGGAACAAATGAAGCAAAAGTAGGTGATCTAGTAAAAAGTGGAGTGGCCAAAATAGCACCAAAAGTGCGAACGATAAACATGGAGGCTCAACCAAATATATACGGTAAAATAATGAATATCCAACAGGACATTCACACCGTGATAAAGAGTGGATTCAATGACCACTTCAAGTACAAGTTCGCGAAGGAGCGAGATGTGATCGCGGAGGTAAAACCTCTACTCGGTCGCGAGGGTATCGCAATCACCCACTCAGTGCTCAAAGAGGAGGAGATAGAGCACGGTACAACATCGACTGGAGCAAAGAAGTTCCTAACAAAGCTCACAATCAAGTTTCGACTCACAAACGTGAAGGACGTGACAGACTTCATAGAGGCCGATGCAATCGGATCAGGACAGGACGGTGAGGACAAGGGTGTGCCAAAGGCATACACAATGGCACTCAAATACTTCCTCTCAAAGATGTTCCTCATCGAGACTGGAGATGATGCTGAGAACTACAAGAAGGACAGCAAGGGTGGCAAAAACGCACCAGCCAACACCGAGGATAAGTTCTCGACCGCGATGACCATGATCAAGGGTAGCCGAAACATCGATGGACTCGAGGAGTACGTCGAGAACATGGAGAAGTCGAAAAACTTCACAGCCGCGCAAAAGAATCAACTCAAGAAAGCTGTCAAAAATCGAGTGGACGAGATAAGCTCAAAGTAATGAAAAAGAAAAAGCTACTAAACCCACGAGGATATCTGAGCTGGACTCAAGTCGACATGTGGCTCCGAAGCCCAGTCACCTACGCCAGACGATACTTCGATAATGAGGCAGGGTTCGAGAATGATGCAATGAGGTTCGGTAAAGTGACCTCAGATGCTCTAGAACACGATAGAGCGAACGGAGATGACATCATGCAGGCCGTAATATCGCTCCTGCCAGCCTACGATAAGCCAGAAAACGAGATTAAGGCTCCACTGGACACTCCATACGGAGAAGTCATTATGCTGGGCAAATTGGACACTTGGAAGCCTCTGGCGTTCCGAGAGTACAAAACTGGCATAGTCCCATGGACTCAAGGCAAAGCTGAAAAGCACAAGCAAATCCTCCACTACGCTACGCTCATGTTCCTCACAGAGAAGGTGGTGCCAAAGGCTCACCTCGACTGGATACAGACACGGCGCAATGAAGACACAGGAGAAATAGAGTTCACAGGTCACATTCAAGCATTCGAGGTCAAAGTCACCCTTCAGATGATCGTGCAATACATGGCACTCGTCAGCCGAGTGGCAAAAGAAATCGATACAGAGTATCGAAAAAGATTAAAAGCACTAACATAAAATCATGAGAAAAACTGTTGTAAAAATAGTAATATCCTCAGGATCAGAATGGCAAAAGCAATGCGTAGAGGAATTAATCAATGCAACGCTTATGGTCACAAAAAATCATTTCGAGGGTAAACATAAAGCAAACAAGTTCGAGTACTCTATCTCCGATGAGTATAAAACAGGAGATTTTAACAAGAATAAAAAATAAAATCATGACAGATCAAAAAGAAAAGGTATTCCCAGCAGGTTTAGTATACAAACTCCCCCATCCAAACGCTCCACAATGGGTCAAGGCAAATCTATCCTTCAAGGTGGATGAGTTCATCGCATGGCTCAAGACCTACAATAACGATGGATGGGTCAATGTCGATGTAAAAGAGAGCAAAGGAGGCAAAGTATACTGCGAATTAAGCACATACAAGCGTGAACAACCAAAAGCAGACGGCTATGAACGTCACCCTGATGAGGTAGTCGACTCAGGAGAGGAAATAAACGCCGAAGATATTCCATACTAAATGGGTTATGCACAGGCACGAGTTAGACATCAAGGCGTCAGCTCGCTATAATGAACATAACATGGCACAAAAACGTATGATCGATAAAAAGATATCAGTATCCGAACAGGTGTCGAATCTTAGCATACCAGCTCAACTCCTCTACACATGGGGAATGCCACACGCTGACGACATCGGACTCCTCCACTACTCACCACGGACGCTCAAAGCGACTCTAGTGCCTATGTGGGACATAACACTCGATGACTTCACTAAACTCACAAACGAGATAATCAAACAAAAACTCTGGGAAGTGTATGAGTATAAGGATCAGAAGTTCTACAAGATACTAAACTTCACCCGGTACCAGACTCTCAAGCGCGATAGACAGCCTCAAACCATCCTAAATGTCGACTACTCCAAGGACGCTAAAGACACTTGGAAAAATTTGGAAAACATTGGTTTCCAATTGGAAAACATTGTCCACCAAATGGAATCTGAAGGGAAGGGAAGTGAAGTGAATAGAAGAGAAGTGAAGAGAAGTGAATATACCCCACTATTTGAGGAGTTCTGGAAACTCTATCCAAAGAAAGTAGGAAAACCAAAATCAATGGAACTCTGGAGTAACCTCTCCAAAGACGACATGCAGAAAGCCATAGCGGACATTCCGAAACGCAAGGCTGACCGCAAGTGGATCGGTGGCTTCATCAAAGACCCAGAGCGGTACATAAAAAACAAGCAATGGGAGGATGACATCATCGAGGATAAACCAAAGGTCGAAGAAATCAAGAAAACACACAAAATATAATGGCACGAGTAAAAATCAGAGGAAGAAAGGATGCGATCGAGATTGAGGACTCTCGCGCACGACAAATCAAAGTCCTCCGCTTCGGACGACCAGACGGCACAGGTAAAGCGGACCCACACGATGACCTCGACCTCGGTGACGACTGGGCAGGAATGCTCGGACAAGTCGACTGGATAGAGCTCGACAGAGTGGTGAAGCCAAGCCAGACCAAAGCGGTGCAAGTGAATGCGACAAGAACAGTCAAAATAGTCCCAATTGACTACACATTACAAGAGGGAGAATCATTAATCTAAAATGGAAACAAAACCAAAAATGCCGGATATCGGCACACAATACCGAAAGGTACTCGATAAGCTCCTCGAGGTGAACGGAGCATGGGTCAACAAGCAGGTATTCATCCGAGAGATGTACCTTACCCAAGCAGGCATGGTCATCTGGAACCTTGAGAATAAGTTCCACTGGCCGATCGAACATAGTGACTTCACAGACGAGTTCGGGTTCAAAAGTTATAGGATAACGCCGTCAGGCACACTCTTCTAATATGAAACCAGAAAAAATAATTGTCAGAGTCAATGAAGATGATCCAAAAGCAAATTGGCCGATACGCCTCGACATCAATGAGGCACGATCAATGCTCGCGAAAGTCTACAAAAAGCCAGAACGGTCGATAAAATCAATCATGAATGGGAATGTGGTAAAGACCAAGTACGGAAAGTATATGCATATAAAAATATTCGAAAAATCATACAAAACAGAAACATGAAATACTTATCATTATTCAGCGGAATCGGAGGATTTGAACTCGGTATACAACAAGCACATGAAATATATAATCTGGGGAGGACTACAAGTACATCAGACACCACGAATGGACGACATCAGTCCGTGTTTGACGACAGCAATGGGGATGGGGGGAGGTCAAATCCCGATTGTATTGGATTTAGCGAAATTGACAAATATGCAACGCAAGTTTATCAACAACATTTTCCCAACCACAAAAACTATGGAGACATTACAAAAATTAACGCAGAAGAACTCCCCAACTTCGATATCCTCGTTGGTGGATTTCCTTGTCAAGCATTTTCAATCGCAGGGTTACGACGGGGCTTTGAGGAAGCTCGGGGAACCCTCTTCTTTGACATTGCGAGAATACTGTCAGCGAAACAGCCTAGATTATTCCTCCTTGAGAAGGTTAAAGGATTGCTCAGTCACGATGATGGACGCACTTTTAGGACCATTATCTCCACGCTTGATGAGCTGGGGTATGACCTGCAATGGCAAGTGCTTAACAGCAAGAATCACGGAGTCCCCCAGAATAGAGAAAGAGTGTACATTGCAGGACATCTTAGAGGAACACCCAGACCCGAAGTATTTCCTATCGGATCAGGCGATCAAGAATATATTCGAGAAGCAGACGAGCAAAGGAGCGCTTCTACACTTACTGGACGGTCAGCAGGTGGACAAAACAGACGAGGAAACTACATAATCCACAACGTGTATGGAGGCTTCGGAGAAGGAGTGAGAAAGTTCACAGACTACTCTCCCACCATACGAACTGCAGCAGGAGGTGGACATATACCTGCGGTGGTCGATGGAATGAAAGTAAGAAGACTCACACCAGTCGAGTGCGAACGCCTTCAAAGTTTCCCAGACGGTTGGACAGAAGGAGTCAGCGACACTCAACGTTACAAAATGCTTGGAAATGCAGTGACAACAAATGTGATCAGAGACATCATGATAAAACTACTATAGTAGTCGAGTGACATAGAAAAGGCATTTACTATATCAATCAAACAACAATGAAAGCAACATCAGCAATAGCAAAAGGAAAAAAACTCGAAGACCACGTGGCAGAGCAAATACGCTCCAAAGGTATAGACCCCCGGGCGTATCGTTCTCATGGATCAGGAAACACAAATACCGAAAAAGGTGATATTTGGACGTCTATGATGATACTCGGTCAAAATGTCGGAATCGAGTGTAAAAACCATAAAACATTCGCAATACCAGAGTGGTGGAGACAAACACGCAAACTCGAAAGTCTTGGCCGTGAGCCAGTGCTGGTGTTCAAAGAAAATCATGCACCAATGGGAGACACATTGTGTGTGATATATCTCGATACGCTGCTTGAGATGGTCAAAGAGGTAAAAGAGCTCAGAGATAAACTATCTACTGGACAAAGGATTGATGAGCTTGGGTTGTCCACAGCCTCGCCATTGACTAGTAGCGACAGCTCGCTATAATGTAGTTATTACAAGTTAACGTAACAATATGTTCAAAGAAAAAACAATTGAAAAGCGAAAAGAATCAGTGGCAAAGACGTCAGCGTACATCACTCGCACTGAGAGCTTTGCTGCTAAAATCAAGAAGGTCGGTTACAACAACAGTCTGGTAGTACTGAGTCAAAGGTGGTATCACAATCAGCTCAACAAGTTCAAAGACGGAGAAATGGTGACCCTAGAAGTCCACAACCGTAAAGCAAAACGAACGGAGCAACAAAATCGATACTACTGGGGAGTGTACCTTCCACTCATTGCAGCAGAAAAAGGTGAAGGTGACCTCGATGCCCTCCACGAACTATTCAAAGGAAAGTTCTTGACCAAAGAAATCAAGGAAGTGCTCGGTGAAAAAGTGAGACTCAAAAAAAGCACCACAGACATGGGAGTCGGAGAGTTCTGTGAGTACGTCATGAACATTGAGAACCTCACACAAGTCACAGCACCTCCAACGGAAAACTACGACCTCGCTCCTCTTCGTGGTGATATCCACAGCGAGCCGTCGCAATCTGACGACAGTCTGCTATAATAAAATGATAGTGTCCTGCAAGCTGGGGATGTGCTGAGTTAGCTGCTCATAAACGGACCACTTTAAGTCGGTGACGATAGGTGCGCATTCAGGAATCACATGGTGGATGACAGGGAATGTTGATCCGAACCAAACCCGACCCGTCTTCAGTTTGCAGGATGGTATCAAACAAATCTATGAAAACACAAAAAACAAAAAGCAGAATATCTAAGGCAGAGCGCGAAGCCTACGCAATCGTAGGTAAGAAGGGCGGTCTAGCTATTGCAAAGAAACTCGGCAAGAAAGGCATGAGTGCACTCGGCAAGGCTGGAGCAGCAAAGCGATGGCCTAAGAAAAAGACAAAAGTATCCTGATATCCACAGGGTGCTCTTGTGGTATAGGCGAGCTGACGCTATAATATAATTATTACTAAGTTAATCATTCATTCACATGGAAGATACAAAAATAGCAGAGGAAGCAGCAAAAGAATTACAAGGTCGTGTAGAAGAGTTCAATAAGGAACTCATCCCATTACTCGGAAAGTACGAACTTGGTCTTGGAGCAAGTGCATTCATGAACCCAAACGGTACAATCGGAGCTCGACCAATCATGTTCGATGCACGAAAAACAGAAGGTGAGAAGACAGAAGCTCCAGTAGAGGAGACTAACACAAAGGAGACAGAAGCTCCTGCATTATCAGAAGCGTAAAACTATGATCCCTGTACTACTCGGATACATCGCTGGATTAGTGACTGCGGTAATCATCGCGTTGCTACTCGCCTACTTCAAATCCCCTCTTCAGAGGGTTTTGAAGGTAGCTGAAGAAAAGATAGCGTCTGCCGGTCCAAGACCAAAAGGCTACATATTCGAGGGTGATGATGAAGTCATCGAAGCGAGAAAGGAAATCATCGCCAAGAACTCCGAGCAGGGAAAGTCAACGCCATTAAGTGAACTACCATAAATATGAAAATACAACCTCGAGGAAAAAACATCCTCATCGAAAAGGATAAGCCATCAAGTAAAGAAAGTGAGTATGGCATCGTTACTCCTGACTCAGTAGAGGAGGAGCAAAAAGCGTTCGGTACAGTCGTAGCAGTAGGACCAGACATCAAAGACATCAAAAAAGGTGACCGAGTAGTGTATGGAGCATACGCAGGTGAGCAAATACAGATCGAAGAAAAGGGCAAAAAACACGAGTATCGACTGGTCGAAGATCAAGATGTAATCGCGTTCATACAAAAATGAAACGATACGGATGTAGATACGGACAACCACACGACCTCGTCCCAACCGCAGAAAGCCCAACTGTTAAATGGGAAGTCTGTCGAATCTGTAACAAGAAGTTCCGTTGGAATAAGGGCTCTAAAAAAAGGATAGACAATGTCCGATATCTCGAAGCTCACGCCCGGAACTATGCACAACAAGGCGGTGCAACAAAAAGGCTCTTTATGAAGCTCTACGAGCCAGAGCGATGTATCATAAAACTATGAATGAAATAACAATCACAACAAAAGACCCATTCGATATAATCCAACGAGCAGTCGTGAAGGCTGTGGACTTGGTAAAACCGACATACGGTCCAGCAAGCAACAAGGTGATCATCTCAAAATTGACTCACCAATTAGTGGTAGATGACGGTGTGCAAATCATGCGCGACCTCGAGCTAAAAGACCCGAGTGAACATGCAGTACTCAAAGTCATCCGAGAAGTAGCTATAAAGACCAACGATCGTGCAGGTGACGGTACAACTGGCTCAATGATTATGCTCGGAGCAATCGTGGGAGAAGTGGCAACATTTCACCGACGTGATGGACACAAAATTGAGAGAGAACTCAAAAAAGGTCTACTCGAGGCAACAGAACAACTCCGCGCACAGGCAAAGCCAGTGAAGACTCTTGAAGAACTCAAGAAGGTCGCACGCATCTCATTCGACAACGAGGAGGTGTCAACTCTTATCGCGGATACTTGGTTCAAAGTCGGAAAGGAAGGAGTCGTCACAGTAGACTCAGGCCCGACAATGAAAACAACCTCTGAACTCTCAGAAGGTATCAAACTCGCGAACGGATACATCAGCCCTCTCATGGTCAACAACCCAGAGAGAATGGAGGCTGTACTCGAGAAGCCACTCATCCTCATCACTGACTACCGACTCACAGAAGGCTCAGACATCATTGAACTTCTCAATCTCATGGCAAAGGCTGGCAAAGGCAAACTCCTTGTTATCGCGGAGAATGTAGAACAAAGTGCACTCTCAACCCTCATCATCAACCAAGCTCACCTCATCAATCCAATGACAGGTAAGCCCGGAGTGATGCAGTCCATCGCAGTGGTAGGTCCCGGATCAGACAACTCAACAACTCTCGAAGACATTGCCCTTCTTACAGGAGCAACTGTATTCAGTCAGAGCAAAGGAAACCGACTCCAGAATGCGAAAATCGAAGACCTCGGACAAGCAGACCGTGTCATTGCACGCCGAGATGGTTCAGTCATCATCGGACCAAAGGGCAAGAAGGACGTGATCAAGAAAGCAATCGCTGAACTCACATCAGCACTTGAAGCGGCAGAGCGACAAAGTGACAAAGACAAAATACAAAAAAGACTCGCATTCTTCGCAAACAAGATAGCAGTCATTCGAGTAGGTGCTCCGACAGATCAGGAACAGCGCGCACTCCGATACAAGATTGAAGACTCAATCAACGCGGTCAAGGCAGCATTCAAAGGCGGTGTCGTATGTGGAGGTGGACTCGCACTCTCACGAATCACAACATCAAGCCCTATACTCAACAACGCGCTCAAAGCTCCAGCAAAACAACTCGTTGATAACATGGGAGGTATAGAACTTGAGCGACCACTCAAGTCAGACGAAGCATGCAATGTCATTACAGGAAAAATAGGCAAGTTCATGGACGTGGGAGTCATTGACCCTGTCGACGTTCTGATTGCCGGAGTAGAAAGTGCCGTATCAGTGGCATCTCTCCTCGTAACTACATCGGGAATGATTGTGGAAAAGCCACGACATCTTCCCAACCAATAACATGGGAGAAAAAGCAGGAATGAGTACAGCAACAGTCATTCAGATCGTCTTCATCATCCTCAAGCTAGTCGGAGTCATCCACTGGTCTTGGTGGTGGGTACTTTCACCAATGTGGATCAGCCTACTGTTGGCTCTGATAATCATCGGACTGGTAGTCGTAGCACTCAAGGTTCAGGAGTAGAGTTATCCACTCCCGACAGCTCGCTATCTTTCCGAGAGTGTTGTACAATGTACTCATGAACATATTCAACACATTGAAGGGAATCATAGGAGCAATATCACTGGTAGTTCTGAGCCTATTCGGCACAGGAGTAACGCCACAAGCTCCACAAATCACAGCTATCGCGACAACAACCGATGCTGTGGTTCAGCAAGCAATAAGCGAAGCCACTACAACAACCAAAGACGATGTCGCACAGGCATACGAACTTGGCAAGTCAGTAGGTAGGCTTCAGGAGAAGGTACAGTCATTGCCAACCTCTCCGAAAGTCATTGTCAACCCAATTGTAAACCCCAATCCTATGCAAGAAAATACAAACCAAACACCATCAGTCACAGCAGGAGCTCCATCACAACCAGCTCCAAGTGTGACAGCCCCATCAAGCACACCAGCACCAACGAGTGCTCCAGTAGAGACTCAAACTCCAACAGCTCCAGTGTCACTCGCACACATTGAAATCGTCAGCCCATTCCCAAGTAAAGGACTCGGACGAGAATACAAGGCATCTCCAGAGATAATCGATGAGAGAAACTATATCGAACTCGGAGCAATCGTATACGGAGATGATGGAAAGCCAATGGATAACACAATCGTCTTCATCACAGCAACCGATCAGGCTCAAAACAAGACTGAGAAGGGAACTGGGGATGTGATGAACATCTGGGTCAACGGTGACCGAAGACAAGTACCGGTATACAGCTTCCACTATGAGTTCAAGACTCCCGGCGACCACAAGGTAGTCTTCACAGCAAACGGCATGTTCCAAGAAGTCACACTGATAGTAAAGTAATCCATGAGCACACAGGCACAAAAAGAAAGATTGGCAGAGCAAAGGGAAAAGCAAAAGTGCGCGATACACGACCACTGTGAAGCCAACAAAATCCAAGTAGATTATGTAAATGACTTTCAATGGAGACTCAAAAAAAGTTCTTCTACATACCAAAAAAGACTTGGGGGATGTATGATCGGATAGAAGACTTATGCAACAAATACATCAAAACAACGGGGATCTAGTGACGTAGATTATCGCACCTAGTCAGGGTGACCGTGGTACAGGCTCTGAGTACCGAATGACGATTGGCGGAGTGGCTTATCGCAGAGTATGAAAACTTGGAACTCGTCCTTGCCTCATCCAAGAGAGGTGGGGACCGCAGGTTCAAATCCTGCATCGTCATTAAACATTAAAAGCCATGCAAATCGAACAACGCCCATTAACATCGATACAGCCTTACGGTAAAAATGCCAAGAAGCATCCGTCAAAGCAAATAAACCAGATCGCGGACAGCATCCGCGAGTTCGGTTTTAATCAGCCTATCGTAGTAGATAAGGCTGGAGTCATCATTGTGGGCCACGGACGATATGCAGCTGCGCACCTCGTAGGTATGGACGAAGTGCCAGTGCTCGAGATAGACATCGATGATGAGAAAGCGAAAGCCTACCGACTCGCCGACAACAAACTCAATGAATCAGAGTGGGACATGGAGCTCGTGATATCAGAGCTCAAGACACTCTCCCTTCCAACAGTCGACCTCACAGGCTTCGAGCGCCGACTAGTACTCAAGACAAACATCAATGACGATGACGTGCCAAAGTGGGCAAAGGCAGAGAAGATGGCCGAGAAGGAAGGGCGGACAACTATCTGGACAATGAAGCGCGCACCAGTGCAGGACTACGTCCACCCAACACAGAAGCCAGTGGAGCTCGTGATGTACGCAATCCACAACAGCTCAAAGGTCGATGACATCGTGCTTGACCCATTCCTAGGCTCTGGCTCTGTACTCATAGCATGCGAGAAGACCAATCGTATCTGCTACGGAATGGAGCTCGACCCACAATTCGCTGATGTGATCGTCGAGAGATACTGTCAGTTCATGGGCACAAGAAACATTAAAAAGAACGGAGAATCAATAATCTGGTAAAATATATGAAAATAGTACTAACAGCATTCAATAAGAAAATGTGGAGCAAGCCAATGGATGTGCCTGACAACACAAGCCCCGACTTCTATCTACCTATGCCAATGGACGTGCTCGCACACAATCCAAAGACAGAGGCTCTAGATACCATATCAACTATAGCCAAGAGAGGGCACTGGCGTCGTACAAGGAAGTCATACTTCCTTAAAGACCTCGGAGTAGAGCCAGCAGAAGGAGAGGACCAGTTCGCATACGAATATTGCCTCGTAGATATATCATAACCATGGGACGAAAAACTAACCACAAAAAGCGATACGAGAACGTTGGTCGACCGACCAAAATGACACCTGACGTACTCGGAAAATTAGAGGACGCATTTATGAACGCCTTCACAGACGAAATGGCGTGTCTTTACGCGGGTATTCACATAGATACGCTGTATGCATATTGCCAAGAGAATCCAGCATTTTCCGATAGAAAAGAGACTCTCAAGATGACACCAGACTTGAGGGCTCAACAGACCATTATCAAGGACATCGACAATGTAGGCGGTGCACGATACTGGGCAGAGCATCGCATGGCTCAGTTCATGCCAACAACCAAGGTCATCGTGGGCGGAACACTCAAGACAGAGGACGTCACAACGAGTGAAATCCTCAGAGAAGTCACAAAGAAATATGAGGACGAAATCAAGCAAAGTATTATCAAAAACATTAAGACTAAAAAATAACATGGCAAAAGAAACAAAAAATGTGACCCAGAGTGGACACACAGACGCGAGAACATTTACCTACTCGCGCAACAACACAAACCTATCCTTCACACTCCGCACTGATATCAAGCAGGAGCTTAAGGACTTTCTAGAACTGCTCAAGAATGCCGTAGTCGAGGTCGAGGCAGTCATAACAGATAAGAAATGAAAATCCTACACGAAAATCCACCAGAGTGGATCATGACTGGCTGTCTCAATCAGTTCAGAGTGAACCTAGACCACACCTTCTGGACATACGGTGATATCATATACAACCCGGGCAAAGGAACTATCCCCGACCACATCATTGCTCACGAGGAGACTCACATGCGACAACAGGAGGCATATGTAAAACGCCCAGAAGGAGAATGTATCGGTATAGAGATGAAATGTGAAGCGCATCAAGATCAATGGTTCGAGCACAAATTACCAGACGGAACTGAATGTGCAGGTCCGGGAGAGCCACTAGAGCGTGGAAAAGATGCATGGTGGGAGGAGTACCTAGCAAACCCACGCTTCCGAATGGAACAGGAGGCACAGGCATACGGAGAGCAATACAAGTTCTTCTGCAAATATCGCAAGGACAGAAACGAGCGGTCACGCTTCCTCAACTCAATCTGTGACTTGTTCTCTGGACCACTCTATCAGCTCGCTCTCACTAAATCGCAGGCAAGAGCAATGATTCAAGTACTCAGTGGAGAAAAGACACTCAAACAGGTCTCATAAAACAACTAAGATATAACAAATATGATATGCACACACACATTCATTAAGGTAGGAGAAATAAGTAAACCACGACCAAGCCCGGTGCCGACAATGATCGGTGTCCCGGGAGCAGAAGTCGTCTGCGTTCACTGTGGACAAGTTCGTAAGGTATGGGCTGACGGTAAAGTCGAAATCGTCGTCAGAAGTAGTGGTCATATAGACGAAAATATTGATGTCAAAACTAGCTGAGAAGTCCATCCACGCATGGCTGATAGACAACGAGATCAAGAATGAAAAAGGTGACCTCATCACTTTCGATGAGCACCTGTTCTTGTATGACATCTATCGGGACCAGAGCCCCAAGCTCGTAGTAATGAAGGCCGCGCAAGTCGGTCTTTCAACGTTGGAGGTACTCAAGAATATCTATGATGCCAAGCACCACAAAATGGACATCATCTATACCCTGCCGACCAACGATGACGTGCGAACATTCGTGTCAGGAAAGGTGAACCGTATCATCTCAAACAACCCAGTCCTGCAAGGCTATACGGCCGACCAAGACTCAATCGAGCAGAAGATGATAGGAGGGCAATCAATGCTCTACTTCCGAGGTACATGGGACAAACGTAAAGCGACAATGGTCACTGCCGACCGCCTCGTGCACGATGAGAAGGACTCAAGCAAGCAAGACGTCATTGCTGACTATCAAGCGCGTATGCAACACTCGAAGTTCGGACAGACACACGTGTTCAGTCACCCGAGTGTGGCAAAGAAAGGCGTACACCAAGAATGGCTACAGTCAGATCAACGAGAGTTCTTCATCACCTGCCCACACTGCAAGAAGATGCAGTACCTCGAATGGAACCTCGAAGACGACAGACGAATGAGTGTTGATATCGAGCGCAAAGAGTTCATTTGCAAAGCATGCAAGGGAATACTCTCTGCAACTGACCGATCAATCGGTGAGTGGATACCAAAGAAGTTCGTAGTCCAACCAGAGTGGCGCGGATACCACGTATCCCTACTCATGGCTCCATACCAAACAGCTTCACAAATAGTCAAGAAATATCAGGAAGTGCTGGACGGAGAGCAGACAATGGACTTCTTCTATAACAAAATCCTCGGGCTACCATACGCAGGAGGTGGCAACGTCGTGACTGAAGATATGATACTCGGTGCAGTCACAGGCGAGATGAATAATCACAAAGGACGAATGGTCATCGGAGTGGACACAGGTATCGCACTGCGATATGTCATCGGCAACAAGGAGGGACTCATGGGCTTCGGAGAAATGAAAGACTACAGCCCGGACGCTACCAATAAGCTCCTCCTCAACCAGACACTCGAATACTTCCTCGTGAAGTTCCCCAACTCAATCATGGTTATTGACCAAGGTGGAGATATCATCGGATCACGAAAGCTCAGGCAGAAATACCCGGGCAGAGTGTTCCTCTGTCACTACGCCGCCGACCGCAAGACAATGCAACTCATCCGCTGGGGTGAGAAGGATGAATCAGGCAATGTGCTGGTGGACCGAAACCGCATGATGCAACTCGTCATAGATGAGGTCAAAGATAGGCGCTGGAAGCTCTTTAATGGCACGAAAGGCGAGTGGCACGACTACTGGCTCCACTGGTCGCACATCTATCGCGTGTGGGTCGAGGATATGCTCGGAATACCACGATACAAGTGGCTTCGAGATGGGCGTGATGACTGGGTGCATGCAACAATCTACTGGCGAGTCGGAGTCGACCGATTCGGGACTGGTGGAGCTGTGTTCGGCGCAGAGAGCGAGGCAGAACCAAACAGCTACATGATGAATGCCAATGGAACGGTGACATTTAACCCCGAGGAACTCTTCAAGCTCACTGAAGGGCTCGGACAAACAGACGATGATGACGAATGGAGATAAAAAAATAATCCCGGGAGAAGTCATGCAAATACCGCTCGATGAGTGGGTTCTTGACATACTCGCAAAGCAAAAGGAAATGCTCCGTGCAATGAATAATGGTAATGTATTCGACTGCCAACATGGAAAGATCACAATCAACATGCATGAGGGGCATGTACAAACAATAATGGTTGAGAATAGGACTTATCAACACGTATCTTCTAGTAGTAAACTTCCAAGAGTGTTACCCTAAAATAGGAGGAAAAAGATGCAACACTACTGTCATGTGTGTCATCTCCACGTCTCACTGCACGACCCAGAGCGTGTGGTAATTGAAGTCTATGTCTACCACGGTAGCTGTCTCAAACGCAGAGAGCGAGAGACACAACAGCAACAAGCGGTGGTGCAGAACTTCCGCTTTACTCACAGTATGGTCTGTTAAGGGAGGTGTATAAGACGCATAGACAAGAGGAAGTGCTAAGGGGGAGACATCTCCCCTTTTATTGTCCACAGTTGACATACTTGTACCACTCATGTAGCAGTGTTACACTAGATATGCGAAGGAAGCTAACCATTCGCAGTTCTCACATTTTCATACTAGCACGACCCTACCGGCTTACCCGGCGGCCGCCACGAAATCCACGTGACGGCCATTTTCGTACAAAAACTTAACCAATCAAAACCATGTCTGTAAAATCATTCCTAGTAGATGCCTTCTATTCACTCTCAGCCAACGTCAACAAACGCCGTGGTGATTCTCCTGCCGCAGAAACTGCTGAAGGTGTCATCGGTGCACGATTGCCAGAGCTTGAGCTAGACCTCGATGATCAGAAACTGGTAGACCTCTCAAATACATGGGAGCGCAACTGGAATGACTCAGACGTCAAATCAAAATGGGAAGCGATGGGCGATGAAAACGAGCGCTACTGGGTAGGTGACCACTACAACCGACCAGAACTCGACAAATCTCGTGCTATCAAAGATAACGCCATATTCGAAGGACTCGAAACCTACCTCCCACAAGTAACACGCCGAAACCCAGAGGCTATGGTCTCTTTGGCATCAGGTATAGAGCAAACACAGCCAAATCAGGACTACGCACACGCACTCCAGCTCGAACTCGGGGAACTTGCGGATACACTGAAACTACGCCTCAAACTCAAAGGTGCTGCACGACACTGGTCAATCCGAGGAGTCGGAGCACTCAAGTTCGGATGGGACTTGGACAATGACACACCAGCAATCAAGAACATTCGACCTCCAAAGCTGATTCTTGACCCAGAGGCAACGACTGACGAAGACGGATACACAGGCGAGCGAATCGGTGAACACCGAAAGCTACCAGCGTGGAAAATCGTGGCTCTCATAGAAAAAGACCCAAAGTCAAAGGACAGTGTTGACTACATCACAAACGAACTCGCTCATGGAGACATGGCGACTGAAATCGGCTTCATCGAATGGTGGACTGCTGACTATATGTTCTGGAAACTCAACAGTAAGGTGCTTCTCAAGCGCAAGAACCCACACTGGAACTACGATGTAGAGGCTCCTGTAGCCCCACAGCAAGAGAACCAGCTACCACAAGCAGAAACACCTGCCCAAGCACCAGAAGCAACGCCAGAGCTCCCACAGGGTGCACCAGCACTGCCACAGCTCACTCCTGAACAGCAAGCACCACAGCCAGCTCAAAATACGAAAGGTATAAACCACTTCAAGACTCGCAAGATGCCATACTTGATCCTTTCAGTGTTCAATCTTGGCAAACAGCCAGTCGATGTCACAACAAACATCAGCCAGAACCTCTCAAACCAAGACCTGATCAACAAGCGCATCAAGCAGATCGATAAGAACGCCGACACAGCAAACAACGGAATGGTCGTGTCTCTTGAGCGTGCCGGACTCACAAAAGACCAAGCGTCAGGTGTAACAAAAGCACTCCGAAACGGAGGTGTAGTCGCAATCCCTACTGGTGCACCACAGGAAGCGATATACAAGCCACCAATGTCAGAGCTTCCACAGTACGTCTACAACCAACTTGTTGATACACGCAACCGCGTGCGCGATATCTGGGGTACTCGAGGCTCAAGTCCAGCAGGTACAACCGCAGAAAAAACAGTACGAGGCAAGATTATCAGCCAAGGACAAGATACTGACCGAATCGGAGGTGGAATTAGTGAATACCTCGAGCAACTCGGTGATGATGCCTACAATTGGATCGTACAGCTTCTCTATGTGTACGATGACCGCTTCGTAGAGCAATGGGCAAACGGACTCGTACCTCCAAAGGTGAAAGTGTCAGTCAAAGAAGGTTCACTCCTTCCAAAGGACTCAACCACAATCGCTAACCAAGCAATCTCACTCGCAGAGGCAGGAAAAATGGCGATGATAGACATGTACAAGCGCCTCGACTATCCGAATCCAGAGGAACTCGCGGCAAACGTATGGCTCGAAGTCAACGCACCAGATGTCCTCTTCGCAAATGACCCTCGCATCAAGCAAGTTATGGAGATGAAGGCACAGCAAGCTCAAGCGGCCGCAGGTGGCGAGAAAAAGGCACCGAGTGAGTCAATCTCATTCAAAGACCTTCCACCAGAAGGCAAGGCACAGATGGCAAAGCAGGCAGGTATTGACCTCCACCCGGAGGCAATAGCGGCTCACGATGAGCATAGCAAGCCAGCTCAGCCAGTGATACCCGGACAAGAAAACCCTATTATTAACCCACCACAACCATGAGAAAAATAAAACCAAAAGTAGAAAAGTACAGTTCGGGACCAATGGTCAAGGACACAAAGTCCAAACCGATATACCCTACTTTCCGAATGGACTTGGAGTTCCTGCCAGAAGCCAAGGACTGGAAGGTCGGACAAAGCTATGAGATCACCATGAATGTAAAAATGATTGGTCTCTCACAGAGTCGGTACGACAACAGTGCAGAGTTTGAAATCAGAGAAGTTGAGACTGCCGATGCCGAGGAGTCTGAAGACGAAGGTGATAGTGAAGAAGTGGAAAAATAAACATTACAAGTAACTTATCCACAGCATGTCTCGTTCTGGGCATGTACAAAATAAATCAGATCGCATAAAATACAATGGAAGAAAACAACTTTGCAGCAGGCTTTCAGAGAGAAGGTGAAATAACTTTCCCTACCGAAACCAACAGCGATGAAACCGCTGCCGACTCGCAATCGGAGAAAGGAACAGAAACGGACACCCAATCATCTGAGGGGGATAATACTCAGACAGAAGAAGACAAGCTACCGTTTCATAAGAATCCTCGATGGACTCAACGCGAAACTGAGTGGAACCAACGGTTCAACGATCAGGAAAAGCGACATCAGGATGATCTCAAATCAATAAGGGAGGAGTTCAAAGAAGCCCGAAAGGACAACGCTGAACAAACTAAAATCCCTTCTTGGTTCGGTGGGACACAAGAGCAATGGGATGCATATCGTGCAGACCGTGACGCTGAACTTATCGCAGCCGAGGACCGCGCTGAAAAGCGAGCAATCGACAAGATTAAGAACGAGCGTGGAAGCGAAGACAAAGCAGTGAAAGATGCAACAGAATACCTCCATTCGGAAGTAGATGCCATCCAAGCTGACAAAGTCCTCAACCCAACAGGCGCCAAAATTGACGCAGAGAAGCTCTTGAAAATCGTGTTAGATAATCAACTTATCGACACGAAAGGCAGATGGAACTACCGAGCAGGATTCAAAATCATGAACGGTACGCAAGCAACTGCTCCAGCTCCAAAGCCAAAAACCGAGGAGAAGAAAGCAATCGCAGACGCCTCTACTTCCAACAAGGGTGCAGCAGGTGGAAACGACAGCAAGCCATCCATTGCCACATCACAGTCATTCAAAAACAATCGACCGTGGTAAAACTATTATTCACTAGCATTATAAAATCATGACAGAATTATACGGACAACGAGTCCAGACAACAGTTCAGACAAAGTACCTTCCTTTCGTGGTTGATACTATCTTGAACTCAAACGTTCTCTTCCAGAGAATGGTTCGTGGGTCAAAGAAATGGGGTGGTCGAACACTCCGCGTACCAGTTAAAGTGTCAAAGAACACTACTGGTACTTCGTTCGCAGGTTTCGATACATTTTCAACCGCAGCAACAAACAACCGACAGTTCATGGAGTTCACTCCATCGTTCTATCAGATCACTTGTGCGCTACCGGGTGACGAATTGTCAGTAGCCGACAGTGAGGACAAAGTACTTGACCTCATGAAACTTACTATTCAATCAGATACTGAAGACATGGCCGATGACCTCGGAACAATCTTCTACGCTGACGGAACTGGTAACGCTAACAAAGACCCATTGGGACTTTCAGCACTTGTTGACGATGGAACATCAGTATCAACTATTGGTGGTCTTTCTCGATCAATTTACACTACTCTTAAGTCAACAGTTACCGCACAGGCAACATTGACTCTTGCAGCAGTGGACACATTGTGGATCAACGTTACTTCAGGTGCGCAGAAGCCAACAGCTATCTACACAACTGAGGCAATCTACAATTACTACGGACAACTACTTCGACCACAGGAACGCATCACAAAGGATGTGGGCTTGATGAAAGGCATGACAGGTGGAACAGGCTTCACAGCTTTGAACTACAATGGCAAGCCAATCTTGATGGACGAGAAGTGTACTGCACAGACATTCCAAATGATCAACGAAGACTATATGGACTTCTACGCACTTCCATACAAGTTCGCAAAGCCAGTGGCTTACAAGTCACAAATTGAGGGTAACGATTACGATGCCCCAATCGGTCTTGGTTTCTCTTGGTCTGACTGGATTATCCCTGCTAACTCTGCGTCAGTTGTTGGACACATCTACTTCGGTGGACAGTTCATCACAACTAACCCAAAGCGACACGGAAAATTGACTACAGTCGCAGGTATCTAAGCCGTGGTGTTAAAACATTATTAACTTAATCTAAAATCACCATGACTAGATATCAAGCAGATTACGATCCAGCAATGGACGGTGCGACAAAGATTGGATACACCAAGGGTGGTTCAACTGTCACACAGATCACTTCACGTGCAACTGGTGTAACGATCAACAAACTCTGTGGTTCAATCACTACAGATACAACATCGCTCGCAGCAGAAGCATCAGCAGTATTTGTGGTCACAAACAGCTTCGTAGAAATTGGTGACGTAGTGGTTCTAGCAGTTCGTTCTGGACAGGTAGCACTCAACACTCAGTGTTCAGTGACAGCAGTCGCAGCCGGATCGTTCAGTATCACAGTCGTCAACAACAACGTAGCGGCGGGTACAGCAGAAACTGGAGCGTTGATAATCAACTTCGCAGTCATCAAAGCTGTCACAGCTTAGTAGTAATTATTCAATAACACTTTAATCATCATGACAAACGCAACTCAACTCACAGGATTTCCTACAATCGTTGGACAAGGTATTTTCGAGGAATCGACTACACCTTTGCACGTAGTAGGTTCCTATGTAGAAACAGCTGAAGGTCGTGGCTTCCGATACGCAAAGATCGGCGCAGTCGCAACCGTAGCTGGTAAGGTGTACCAAGGCGTGGCTCTCGATGCAACGAACCTCCAGCCATCTGGCGGTCTCGGTGTATCAGCAGCACAGGCTATTGGAGACACATCAGTAACAATCTCTACTTCAACTACAGTCGCAGCGAACCTTCTCGCAGGTGGATATCTTTCAGTAGATGTCACTCCGGGACAAGGTTACCTTTACAAAATCCGAAGTAACACAGTAACAGCTGGTGCTACTGGACTTGTAATCACACTCGACGATCCACTTATCGTGGCTCTTACGACATCTTCAAAGGTGATCGTAGCTCAGCACCCTTATAACGGTGTTGTGATCGAACCGGGTACACCAACCGCAGCAATCGCAGGAGTAGCACATCGTGTTACGACAGCAGGTTCATACGGATGGCTTCAGACTCGTGGAGCGGCTTCAGTGCTCTTCACAGGTACAGGTGTAGCAGGTAAGGCCGTAGGTTCCCTCTCAGGAGGTACTTCTGGTTCTACAGCTCCATGTATCGCGGCAACCAACATCATTGGTTACCACATGGCGACAGGTATCACAGGCGAATACGCTTTGATATTCTTGACCCTTGGTTAGACCCTTGTGGGCTCACTCTGGTACCGACATCAATGTCGCTACCAGCGATGAGCTCATAACTTTATCAACTCATAATTCATTATCATGGAAAAACTATGTAACGAAGGACACGTAATCGACAACGGTCGCGAGACATGCTCACGATGCGGTGGCCGAGCGGTCAACGAAGTTAAGACAGAACCTGAGGTACTCTTCGATGGCGAAAGCTCATCAGAAGTTGAAAAAAAAAGCGAAGAAGTTTCTTTGGAAACTTCAGAGATTTCTTCAGAAAATATTCCAGTAGAAACTGAGCCAGTCGCTCCAACAGAGCCATCTGAACCAGTAGAAACTGAAGTACCAGCAGAAGTCACCCCAGAGGCGACAATCTAGTTCACAAAGTAGTGCTATCAATAAGCCGACCTCACTACGCCGGCAACCAAATAAATCAATGACAAACGCAACATTCCACAACTTTAGCTCAACACCATTCACAGGATACTGGAACGGAAAGCCAAAGACATTTAAGCCCGGAGAGAAAGTATACATGCCAGCTTATCTCGCAGAACATTTCGCAAAGCACCTGACAAATCGACATCTTATTGAAAACAAAATGGAGGTATATACCTCACCAAAAAACCCGGGACAAGTTCCTCAGTTCATGGATGTATTCAAGAAGGCATTCATCCCAGATGCACCAAATACTGGTAACGAAGTAGATGACGAGATCGCAAAGGCAAGCGAACCCTCAATGGATATAGTGGTGGAAAAACCACAGCGAACAGATCAGGGACCAGCGGCCGCTCTTGCGGAACAAACTGGTCCGGGATCAGAACCTCAAATTATCAGTGTACCGGGGGACGATGATGAATCATTTGACCTACCGGCTAATCAATAAACACCATGTCACATGCAGCACTAGAATCAGGTCTAAGATCAGTTGCCACAGCAACAAACGCAACCAGTGCAGTCGCGACTATCACTGGTGTTGCAGGAAAAAAGATATTTATTGCCGCAGTTTCTGGAACATCAGATAAAGCCTCTGCAAAACTACTAGTTAAGGATGGTACAACTGTCATATGGCAAGATCGTGTAAGTAACACTTGCGGAAACTTCTACGACTTCGATGGATATCTAGTCGGAAGTGTCGGAGCAAACGTATCAGTAACAGTTGATGGCACAGCAGAATGCGATGCCAACATCGTAGCTTTCATCCTATAAAAACCATGATGCAACTCCTAACTCCAGAGACAGTCAAGAATGACACATCGAGACAGGAGCAGGAACAACGCTCTAGAGTTAGAGACTTGTCTATGGAAGAAGAAAGATTGGTAAAAAGTGTGAACCTCCTTCGTGAAGAAGAAAAGGCAGAGAAAAAACGAATTGATGAGGAGCTGGAAGTAAATCAGGCCACACTCGCAACTCGAAAAACAATGCTCGTCCGTGAAGTAGAAGCACTCGAGGCTCGAAAAGCAGAGTCACTCAAGCCAGCCAGAGAAATCGAGGAGCGTGCCAACAAGATTCTTGCAGAGAATGAGGAGAAATCCAAAGTCCTCGACACACGTCTATCCGAAGTCGCAACGATGAAGGAAAATGTGCTCGTCCAACTCGAGAAAATTGATGACAAAAAGCAACTCCTCGCCGAAGCTGATGAAGCACTTCTCATACGAGAAAAAGGCATCACCGCTGGTGAAGCAGAGGTTAAACGTTCAGCAAACGAAGTCGCCGACAAGTGGCTTCAATATCACGGAGCAGTGATAGAGCTCAATAATCGAGAGCATACACTGGTTTCACGTGAAAATGCTGTGACAGTCGCTACAGAGGCTAATACGGTATTCAAACTCACACTTGAGGCAAAAGAAAAAGACCTTGCAGAACGAGAGCGAGCACTCAACGACAAGTATCAAACATTTATTAGTGCCCAAAAAGAAATGGGAAAAATATAAAAAATCATGGCAACAGAACGTAACCCAAACTCAGTCCCAGTATTGATCGCCAAAAGTAATGCTGGCGACAATGCTGATGTGATTATATGGGGTGACCCAGCTACTCATCGACTTCTTGTAAATGCGAGTGTTACGGTCGGTGCTGTGTCTGGTAGTAAGACAAATAATAATGCTGCACCCGGATCTGATAACATAGGAGCTTTTGTTGGAGTTGCAACTGCATCTGCTCCTTCTTACACAGAAGGAAACCTCGTGGCACTTTCAACAGACTTGGCAGGAGCACTTCGTGTTACAGGTTCTCTATCGATTGGTGGTACTACAGATAACTCGGCATATACTGCTGGGTCTTCTTCTGGTACACCATCATTCGGTTTTTACCACGCAACAATAGATACAGTCACTGACGGACGTGCAGCTTCAATCGCGATCACATCAAAAAGAGCACAACACGTAGCTCTTCATGATGTGGCAGGAAATGCATTGCTTGGTCAAAAAACTACAGCAAACTCTATTCCAGTAGCTCTCGCATCTGATGCAACACTTCCAGTGACAAACGCTGGAACATTTGTAGTGCAAGCAACACTCGCGGCTGAAACTACTAAAGTTATCGGTACAATAAACATTGCGGCTGCACAAACAATCGCAACTGTCACAGCCGTCACAGGCATCACAAATGCCCTACCAGCCGGTACTAACCTGCTTGGAAAGGTGGGAATTGACCAGACTACCCCGGGAACGACAAATGCCGTCTCCTTGGCCCAAATTGGAGCAAATACCACCCTTACAGGTAATGGTGTAACAGGTACGGGGTCACTTCGAGTAACTATTGCATCAGATAACACGGCGTTCACTGTAAATGCTGCACAATCAGGTACGTGGAACATCGGAACTGTTACCACAGTATCGACCGTAACAGCAGTCACAACTGTTTCTACAGTAACAAACCTTGCTCAGATGAATGGTGCTGCACTTCTCATGGGTAATGGTGTCACAGGAACAGGTGCACAACGAGTCACATTGTCCTCAGACAACACAGGAATAGCAAACTGGGGCCATGGTGCCATTGGTGCTGCTGTACCTGCTGGAGCGACGTATAAAGGGCTTATAGCAAAGACAGCAAACCCATCTGCAGCAACAGATGGAAACATGGTTGGAGCATTGGCAGATAAACTTGGAAAACAAGTTGTTGTTGGTTCAATTCGAGACCTTAAGGTGGTACAGAAAACTACAATTACAGCGTCAACATCTGAAACAACTATTGGAACAGCAGTTGCCTCGACATTCTTGGATCTTTATGGACTCATCATTGCAAATAGTTCAGCAACTGTTTGCAGTGTGACAATTAAAGATGCAACAGCAGGTACTACTCGAGCAATATTTACAGTACCAGCTGGAGATACTCGAGGGTTCATGCTTCCTGAATCAGGAGGGCTTGTGCAGGCAACAGTAAACAATAACTGGACTGCCACATGTTCTGCATCAGTATCAAGTATAGAAATTACAGCATTATTCGTTAAAAATATATAAAAACATGGCACGATATCGTATATACAATGGCCCAATGCCAACAACCGCTGCACAAGCAGTTGTTACCACTGGAACAGCAATCAAAACACTTCTTCAATTAAAACCATTTAACCAATGCAAAATAAACGCATGGGGTGTTTCATTTGATGGAAGTGCAGCAGCAACTCCAATTAAGTGTGAATTACTTGAAACTGGAACAGTCTTTGGAACTGTAACGGCTTCTGCTGATGCAGATTGTATTAAATTAGACGGAACAGATCAGGCAGTTGCTTCTGTTGCTGGATTGACTCTCGGTACATCTGCAACAGGTTACACATGTACTTCTGAGGGTTCAATTACAACAGTTAGAATGTTTGATGCTCAATTAGTTGCTCCTACAAATCAGTACATTTATCAATTTCCTTTAGGGCAAGAACCTGTATTGGTAATTGGTAATGCTACTCGTGTTCGAGTAACAGCAGGTGCAGCAGTGAACGCATATGCTTGGATAGAAATAACAATATAAATCTATGTACACAGCAAAAATTGTAGAAAAAATAGAAAATCAATATGGAGGTGTTGATATAACAGTGCTATTCACAAATGGTACTGAAAAAGAAATACGTCATATATTTTCTGGGATTACTTCAAAAGATGATTTAAAGAAAAAAATATCTCAACAGATAGAGTTTTATACTCTTTCAGATGGGTTAAAACAAGATATTTCTGTAGATGAAGTTGTTGATTTAACAAAAAAAGAAGTGATTGTTGAAAAAGCAAAAGAAATCACTGATGACCAAAAAAAGAGAGATGTATATGTTCAACTAGCTATTCGTCAAGATGCTTTTAAAAAAGATATTGCACGAGGAGTTATTGACTCGACATATCCAGAATATGTTGACGTGTGTTCAAAATTAAAAGCTAAATATAAACCAGAATACTCTGGGCTATAAAATATGGCTTTCTCATATTATCGAACAATTACAATAGATAAAACAAAAGTTCCGAATACAAATCAGACTAATTTTCCTGTGCTTGTTAGTGGAACTTATACGTATCTAAAAACTGTCGGTAATGGTGGTAGTGTACAAAATGCTAATGGGTATGATGTTGGTTTCTATTCTGACTCAGCACTTACTACAAAACTAAAATGGCAAACCCAAAAATATACTGCTTCAACGGGTGAAGTAGTTTATTGGGTTAAAGTTCCTACTGTATCAACATCGGTGGATACAGTAATTTACATGGCTTATGGTGATGCTTCAATTTCCACAGACCAATCTGATTCTACAAACGTATGGGATACCAACTTTCAAGCTGTGTATCATATGGATGAAAGTTCACTTGGCACTGGTGGTGCAACAGTTTCTGATAGTACTTCAAATGCAAGAAATATGGTCACTGCTGTATCTGGTACTGGAGATGTACAACCAGCTACTGGTAAAATAGGGGGTGGTATTGCCATAACAGGTTCAAATCAATATCAAGGTGGGTATATAACTAATTCATCAAACTCGGGGCTTGGTTCGGGTACAAGTTTAACAGTGGAATGTTGGGTATCATTTCCTTCCTCACGTTCATATGATGCAGGGTATAACTTCTTTGTACAACGTACTACCTCATATCCATATTACACAGCTGGGTTACGTGTAGACTCTACTAATAATGGAGTAGCTGGTTCTTTTGACGATAACAGTGGTAATCATTACACAACAACAAGAGCTGCAGTTTCATTAAATACTTTATACTATGTAGTTACTACATATGATGGGTCTACTGTTAAAACCTATTTAAATGGTGCTTTAGCATACTCTACTTCTGCATCATTTAGTATTGGAGCTGATGCTCCTTTCTATGTTGGTTATTCTCCAGCAGAAGGTTTTCGATATACAGAAATGACAATTGATGAATTAAGGCTATCTAATAGTACACGTGATGTTAATTGGATAACAACTGGATACAATAATCAAAACTCACCGTCTACGTTTTACACAGTGGGGAGTGAAGTTGTTGTCGGTGCTTCATTTATTGCAAAAGTTTTCAGATTTGTTAGACAGGCAGTTAATCGTGCTTCAACTTACTAAAAATATATGGCAAGATTTGGAAGAACATTTCCCATAAAAGCACATATAACAAGATTCAGAATCTTGAGTACTTCACTTTCACTAAAAGTATTAGTTATAGGCGGAGGAGGAGGTGGTGCAGGATTAGGTGGTAATCTTACTGGAGCTGGAGGAGGTGGTGCAGGGGGTTACCAATATGATGCAACTCATTCTGTGAGTGTAGGAGCATATTCTGTCACTGTTGGTACTGGTGGTGCAGGAGGTAGTAACGCTCAAGGTGGTCATGGTAATGATAGTATTTTTGATACAATAACAGCAACTGGCGGAGGAGCGGGACAATATGGTAATAATACTTCGCCATCCATTGATGGTGGCTCAGGCGGTGGAGGTTCTAATACTAATGCTGGAGGTGCTGGTTCTCAAGGTAGTAATGGTGGACAAGGTAATTTAGCTGGACTTGCTGGTGGTGGAGGAGGAGGAGCATCTGCAGTCGGTGGTGATGGTACCGTTGGTGGATTGGGTGGTAATGGTGGTAATGGTACAGCCAATTCTATAACAGGTTCATCTGTAACTTATGCTGGTGGTGGGGGCGGTGGTTCAAATGGTACAGGTGGCACAGGGGGTACAGGTGGGGGAGCAAATGGGGGTTCATCTGGTGCTTCAGGAGGGTCTGGGACAGCAAATACAGGTGGTGGTGGAGGAGGAGGAGGAGCAAATGGTGTCGGAGTTGGTGGTTCTGGAGGGTCAGGTGTTGTTATTCTAAGTTATATCACTGCTAACTATTCAGGGTATACTGTAACAGGTGGAACAATTACAACAGATGGAGCAAATACGGTTCATAAGTTTACTACAAGCGGAACATTCACAATATCAGTAAATAGTCTGGTTTCAAGTGTAAGTACATGGCTAATGATGGGAATATAAAAATCACTATGGAAAACTATAAAGAACAAAGTTTAATAAAATCAGTACTCACTTCAGAAGTGAAGTTTGTAATTGGTGTAGTTACGATTGCTCTCGGAGTTGTTGCTCCTTACTATGGAATACGCCAAGACATTGCATTGATTAAAAATGACGTGTCAAATATAAACGCAAATCATGAAGTTCACATACAAGATATTCAACAAAATATCAAGGATTTACAAGTGACAGTCGTTACACAAAATGCAGAAATAATTGATCTACAAAAGCAAATCATCTCAATGTCGAGAAAATAAACATATGAACCCACAAAACTCACAACTTATCATCAAAGACTGGCCAAAAGGTGTGGCAGACTCTCCACACCTTGGATTGGCTATGCTTAAAAACTTGGAGATTGACACATATCCGGGAGCTGTGCGTGTGGGTAAAAAGCCGATCACAGCATTTCATACAGCACTCTCTCAAACATTCACCGCAGACTCCTCAACTGATATCATGACAATATCAGGGGGTACAATGCCGATCACAGGAACAGCAGTCACGGTCAGTAACTCTGGTGGTGCTTTACCAACTGGTCTTTCTGCGGCGACAAACTATTTCATAATAAAATTGTCATCGACAACATTCAAACTGGCAACAACACGAGCGAACGCGAACGCTTCAACGGCAATCGATATCACATCAAACGGTAGTGGTACAAATACGGTCGCAACCGTAGACCCGGGAACAATCAATCACTTTGCAAATGATCCTCGAACAAATACTAGATTTGCAATTGATTCAAATGGTAGAGTTTGGTACAAATCATCATCTATTTATCTACTTCTCGATGGAAACACTTTAACAAACGCAGCAGGACAAGGTCTCGCTATATTCCGAACATCAGATGGAAATGCGACATATCTATTCGTGTATCGAAATGCCGTCATCGATGTCATCAACGTATTCGGAACATCAAATCTTGAGACACCAGTATGGAGTACTGCTTGGAAGTCTATGAACTCAGGTGCAGGATCAGGAAATAGCCACCACTCAATCGTTGGGCAAGATAACATAATATATTTTACAGACGACCGATATATTGGATCAATTCAGGAAAAGCCCGGAAGTGTATTCGACCCAGCAACAGCTGGGACATATACATACAACAATCAAGCACTATCTCTTCCGCTTGGGGCTCTCACATACTGGCTGGAGCAACTTGGAATCAATCTCCTTGTGAGTGTATCGAATGATAGCTACGTATACCCTTGGGACCGATCAAGTATCTCATATGGGCTACCTCTTCCAGTCGCAGAGTTCGGTATCAACAAGATGAAAAACATTGGAAATATTGTATACATTTTGGCCGGAACTCACGGAAATATTTACTGGACACAGGGTACATACGTAAAGGTATTCAAAACAATCCCTGTCTATCTTACATACAACACAACAACACCAGCATCCAACCCACTTTCATGGGGTGGTATTGCGGCAGTACTCGGAAAACTCATTGTGGGTGTTGGCGCAACTTCTGGAGAAAGTGGAGTCTATATGGTCGACTCAAACGGAGTATTGACCATCGACAACTATCCATCAACAGGACAGGCAAAAGTAACGGCATTGTACGCACTCAATGAGTTCTATGACATGGGCTACGCTGGAGGTGCAGACACAATGGACACGAGTCGATATAGCAACTATGAAGCCGTGTTGCAAAGTGCTCTCTACCGAGTCGGTACAAAAACATTAAAGACAAAGTACTCTCAATGTGAAATCCAAATCGCGAGTCCAGTTTCTGGCACAGTGAAAGTCAGCTGGCGCCGAAATGAGACTGGTTCGTGGACTGCGATTAACAATGAGTCAGGTACAGCAACAACATTCACAACAGACACCAATAACACATCGTACCAAGTCGATTGTGGTCTTATTGATATTGAAAACATCCAGATTAAAGTCGAACTGGCTGGAAACCTTGACCTTATGGAGGTGCGAATTAACCCATAAATACCATGGATAATCAAGATATACAAAACCAAATAGATGCACTCGTCAGTCGAGTCAAAGTCGTCGAGGATCAGGTGCAAACTCCGAGCCATTATCACAATGGCTTTGATTCCAACCAGATCGCATTTAACGATATATACCAGAAGAAACTGTATATCCGTCACACACTCACCGGGCTCACAGCAACAACAGGTTCAAATTACGGAGTATTCTTCATCACACCAGTCAAATGCCTTGTAACAGGCATCAGGGAGGTCCACGAGACAGCTGGAACCGATGCAGGTGCTGTGACTCTTAACATTGAGAAACTGATAAGCGGTGTCGCACCAGACTCAGGGTCAACACTTCTCTCAACAGACTTTAGTCTCAAGGCAACTGCAAATGTGGTACAGACTGGAACTCTCGTAACAACTTCATCGACAAGAACTCTGGCAATCGGTGATCGACTCTGTTTGAAAGATGCTGGAACTCTGACACTGGTCGCTGGGGTAACAGTGCATATCGAATTAACTTATTAAATGATAAAATAAAACCATGGCAAAATCATATACACAAGGTAGAAATCTATATGGGGTCTGGAGCAAAAACCCAGACACAAGCAATCTCGCTTACGGAGATCAGATGGCGAATGACGACTATCGTCATTTGTGTGCCTTGAAAGATTGGCCATTTCTAGAAAGAAGCCGAACTCTCTTGACAACAGCTCTTACGCAAGCAACGACACTTCCATACGACTGTGACCTCGTTCGAGAAGTCTCAGTCATTCCAACTGGATCAACAATTCGATACACACCAAGGGAATGTACAAACAGCGCACAATGGGACATGCTCAACCTCACACCGTACAAATCTGATATTCCAGAGTGGTACTTCGTGTTCGCTGGACAACTATTGCTCTGGCCAACTCCTGTCAATACAGGAAACACAATCTATATTCGACAAAGAAGTCGAGTAATTGACCTCTCAGTCGTAGACTACACAACAGGAAACATCAGCGCTATTGCAAACGGTGCAACCGCAGTCACAGGATCAGGAACCACTTGGACATCACAAATGGTTGGTCGATCAATTCGTATCACAATGACCGATACCGCAGGTACTGGAGATGGTCTCTGGTACGAAATCGCTGGTGTCTCAAGTGCAACCGCACTGACACTTACACGAGCATACGGAGGCACTACCATTGCGGCAGGCTCCGCAGCGTACACGATTGGTCAGATGCCTCTATTACCAGAAGCATTCCATGACTTGCCGTGGCAATGGGCAGCAGGAACTTATTGGCAAAAAGAGTCCGATAAGGAACGTGCCGATGCATTCCTCGGTGCTCACGGTATGCCTCCAACAGGAGGTAGATCGGGAACCGGACGTGTTGCAGAGCTTATCTCAGGATACAGTTCGCAGTCGACAAACATGGTCATCGATAACGGACTAGAGCAAGCAGAAATAAATCCGAATCTTGTAATCAGTTTATAAACATTATTAACTTATCAAAAATATCATGCCTCCAGTACCATCACTTTCCACAGCGTTCTCAAATCTCTTCAAGGCATCCGCGCCTTCGCTCGGAGCTATGAGTATGTCAACGCCAGCAACCGCGAAACCAATCGCGAGCATCGTTCCACAGGCGAAACCTGTTGCACCAGTGCTCAGCACACCAGCTGTCCCATCACTGACATCGGGAAGTTTTGGTATGCAAACTTCAACTCCAGCGACCCTCGGAGTAAAGGCAAACTTTGGTGCTAGTACACCATCGATTCCAAGTCTCTCACTCTTTGGAGGCACATCAACTGCAACTCCAAACTCTTCAGTACCGAAAGTAACGACACCAGCAGTGCCACAGACTCAGGCAAAACAACCTCAATACTTCACCACTCCATCAGGATTGGTCATTGACCCTGCGACTGGAAGTGTAGTGGGTGGATCACAAAATAACCAACCAGTACAATCGAGTGCTCTTCCAACACCTCAGACACAAGATCTATCTGCAAACACTGGTGGTGTGACTCTCGGTGACAACACTGGAAACTCTGGTGCCGCATTTAATTACTCAGCGAGTGCAGGTGGCCCAGCTCTTCCATCCATCGGAGGCGGAACAACCTCATACGATCCACGTATCACAAGTTCAGCCGCAGAAGATGCATATAAGAAATATCAGGACTCACTCACAATGAGCCCCGAAGAAATAGACGCACAAACAAAACTGAATGCACTCAATGCTTCAGCAGCTCAGGCATACTCAAACACTGAAGGTCAGGCAATCCCTCTCGAGTTCATAACTGGACAGAAGGCAGCACTTCAACGATCACAGGCAGCTCTTTCAGTACCTCTTGAATCACAGCTCTCACTCGCGCAAGCAAAACGGCAAATGGCGATGACATCAAGTAAAGCTGCGCTTGAACGTGAACAAGCAAAAGTAGATGCATCACGAGAGGTATCAAAACCTATCAGTCTCGCATCAGGAGCAAGCCTTGTTGACCCAAAAACTGGGAAAGTGATATCTACAAATACTGCAAAAATTGATACAGAAAGTAACCCAGACCGTTTGTTGACAATAACTGAGGCTAAAACCCTTGGTGTACCATTCGGTACGACAGCAGCGCAAGCATTTGGTGTAACTCCAGGAAAATCAGTCGGACAATCTGATACATCAAAAAGCATTTCATCAGTAATTGATCAACTTCTAGCTACTGACACAAAGGCAATAAGTGGTATTCCAAGCATAACATCGTTTATACCTGGCACAGATGCACAGAAAACAAAAAATCTGTATAACCAGCTTAAAGGGATGCTATCTTTGGAAAACAGAACACAGCTTAAAGGTAGTGGTGCAATCTCTGACTTTGAAGCAAAGATACTAGAAAAAGCAGCAAGTTCACTTGGAACAAATCTATCGGACAAAGATTTTGTTGAAACACTTAATCAATTGAAAAAAGATTTATCATCAAACGATACATCAACAACAAATCTTGAACCAGATGAAGTTCAGTATCTAAAAACAAAAGGGTACTCAGATGCTCAAATACAAGCATATCAAGCGTCTTTCAGTAAGGTTGGAAATACCACAGCTTCCACAGTCTCGATACCCAAAAGTTCGAGATTGGCTTCGGTAAACAACAACCCGGGAAACCTTAGATTTGCAAATCAGACAGGAGCAACATTGGGAGAAGGAGGATTTGCAAAGTTCAGTACACCAGAAGATGGAGCAAAAGCATTGGAGAATCAAATTAAACTCGATGCATCACGAAATCTAACACTCTCACAGTTTGTATCAAAATATGCTCCCCCATCAGAAAATGACACAGTAGCGTATCTCAACTATCTCATAAGCGCCACTGGAGCAGAAGCAGGTACACCAATTAGCCAAATCAGTACGTCAACACTGGTAAGGGCGGTCGCAAAAAAAGAAAGTAACACAAAAATAACATGAACCCGAACCAACTCATTGCAAATGACTTAGCACAGTATCGAAGCACAAAAGCTCCGACTACTGGATCACCTGACCTCAATAGTATTGATGCTGATTTGCAGTCCTACAGGTCTTCAAAAGGTGCTACAGCTCCTGCAACTGGTCTAACTCCACCTTTCAAGTTTGATGTCCCAGCAACAGATCAAGACCGTCAGAATAAAATCACAGGATACAATGCCGATGCCGCAGCTGCAAAATCAGAGTCAGACAAGGCAAACTCATTCGGTGGTTTCATATCAAACTTTGGCAAGGCAATCGTATCAAATCTAGCTGGCTCAGAAGTCGGTCTCGGCAAGACGATCGGCGAGACTATTGCTGCACCAGAGGTCACAAAAGAGCTCACTGAAGCAAACCAAATCAGATCAGATACTCAAGTGACCCTACTCAAAAGAATCAGGGAAAACAAAGCACTTGGAAAAGACACTACTCGCCTCGAGCAGACATACAACTCGGTATACGGTGAACCAGACAAAACTCCAACTGTATCGGACATTGTTCCTTCAATCAATAAGACAACAGGACAGGTGGCAGGAGAACTTGGGGGCACAGCTCTCGATATTCTCAGTGCAGGAACTTATGGAAAAACTGCGACAGCTGGCATGAAGACAGGAGAACTCGCAGCTAAAAACATAGGCATGAAAGCGGCCGCAACAATCGCCTCTCCAGAGCTTGGAAAAGTCGCAGAACAGACAGCGCAAAAAGCGACTGGAGCATTCACAAAGAAGGGTGCAATCAGTATCGCGAAAGGTGCTGGTGTTGGGTACGCACAAGACGTGACCCAAGGACTTCAGGGAAATCGTGGAGAAAATAGAACTGGAGCAGGTGCCTTCATCCCGGGAATGGGTACTGCGATTGGTGGTGGTATTCCAGCTATCACTGAAGGTGTTCAATCTGCAAAAAATGCATTCAGTCAGGAAGGAAAAGCAGAGAGCATCGTCAATCAACGCAAAAAAGAACTCGGAGTACTCGATGACTACGCGAGCGTCTCAAAGCGTGTCCAAAAAGCAAAGGACAAGGGTATCGATGTAAAAGACATTGTGGCCAACACAGACCTACTCCACGGAGCAGTCGATAAGAACGGTGTAATCAGTACAAAGGGCGAAGGAAACGCAGTCGATCAACTCCAGCAGTTCATTCAACCGCAAGAAGATGTGATCAGTAAAAACCTCAAAAATGAAGGTGTATCACTCCCTGCTTCAGTCGTTCAGAAAAAGCTCGAATACGAGGTCAATCAAAGCGGTCTCAAGGGCGGAGCAAAAATACGTGCACTTAATGAGGTAGAGCAAGATATGAAGGGCTACATGCTCGATGCAAACAAAGATGGCACAATCCCCCTCTCAGTTATTCACGATGCAAAGGTAGACAAATATTCAAACATCAACTTCATGACTGAAGCAGAGAAACAGAAGTCGGCAAAAGCGATCGCCCGGGGACTCAAACAGCTCGTAGAAAACAACACCAAGTCGGTGGATGTGAAGAAGCTCAACTCTGAGCTTTCACAACACTACGCTGTACTCGATTATTTGAACTCCCTTGATGGTAAGCGCGTAGAAGGAGGCCGACTCGGTAAATACTTCGCAAAGACGGTCGGAGCCATCGTAGGAGGTCATTTTGGGCCACTAGGCTCTATCGTAGGAGCAGAAACAGCAGGCGCAATCAAAGGCAACTCAATGGCTAGTACATTTGGTGGAAAAATAGGCAGAAATCTTGAACAGTCGGAAGCTATGAAAGCAGCAATTGCTAGTGGTAACACAACAAAACTTCCAGTAAAAAGTATGCCATCAGAATACACCAACGAGCTACCAACCATTCCATTTGGACAAACACCAAAACTAAAGGTGTCGGATTTGCCTATGGCTGAGGGTGCGCCGAAAGTGTTTTCACCAGAGATTAAACCATCGGCATTCGCAAAAAAAGGAGTGGGCGAAATCCCTAAAGAACTATCAAAAACATCAGTCGAAAATGCCTATGGAAAGTTGAATAGTTACAAAGGAGCAATAGGAACAGACCTTGAGAAGTTCGGTAAAAATCTCATATCTGACTCTCAAAGTAACCCTGCATGGAAAACTATATCTGCAAAATCACAGGATGCTCTAAGTGGTGAGAAATATCTTTACAGATATGGCGATTCAAATGGAATATCTTACACGACAAAACCAGATAAATACTTCCAAAAAGGTGATCAGAAACTGACAAAGATACCAATCACAAAAGATGTACTTAACCGAGTAGTGTACTACGATGGAGCAGATTTGAGTGATGTTCCACATATGAACTTCAAGACAATTATCAACAGTGGAGAAAAAGAGGTCATCTTGGCACCGAAAAAAAGTAACTTCGGAAAAAATAGCTAGTTAAAGAGCTTTCCACAACGGAAAAGTAACCAAATAAATGTGATTATACCAGTGATAATTTGAGGCATATAACATATTCTCTCACATATCACGTCGGGTCGCTATCGACTTATCCACAATCATAGCGAGCGAAAACATTATAAACTTGATACAATAAAACCATGACAAACACAACCCTCGTATTAGCAACAGGAGCTCATCGCTCACCAGTCGACCCACGAGACTGGACACTGGCATCAGTCGGCGCACCAACAAGCTACCCAGCAAGTAGAAAACTCGATACAGATTGGATGATAGCCTCAATGCAAGGCAAGATAGGGTGCTGTGTGGGCTGTAGTGGAGAGGAAATGGTCAGACAGATAATATTCCTCACAACAGGCAAAAAGTGCAATCCCGGGACTCCTGACGAGCTCTCATGGCGCTTTGTGTACGCATTGGCAAAGTGTATGGACGGAGTACAAGACCAAGGCACGTATCCTTCACTCGTAGCAAAAATCATACGAAACTATGGAGTTCCTCTCGCAAAATACTGTAAAAATGATGTGACTCTTGATCACGAGACTTTCGTATACGGTAGAAACATCAATGCCATCCTAAAGGAAGCATTTGATGATGCAAAAACTCGAAAATCAGGTGCAGACTTTGCACAGTCAGTAAGTGAAGAAGGTATCAAAAAAGCAATCAACTACGCCGCTGACAACAAGGGTGGAGTGATGATACTCCGACAAGTCGGAAACACATACTGGGTAGCACCTGACGGAACAGTCACATGGGACCCAAAGAAAATCTTACCGATTGCTCCCCCACACGAAATAACTTCTGGCCACGAGGAGTTCCTAACCGGATACGACTATGAGCCAGAAACTGGACGAATGCGAATCTACTGGCTCAACCATTGGAGTCCTAAATGGGCAGACAATGGTCGTGCTTGGGAGTACGCAGACGTATGGATGCCCTACATCGTAGAACTGCGTGTAGTGGTGACATCAGTGCCAGTCGTAGACAACTTCAAGTACCACTTCTCAAAGTCACTCAAACGAGGTGACAAAGGACCAGATGTGGTCGCTCTTCAACATGTCCTAAAACTCGAGCAATGCTTCCCAGAGGGGCAGAGTTTCACAGGAAACTTCGGAGACATAACATTCGCTGGAGTAGTCGCACTACAGCAAAAATATGCTTCCGAAATACTCGCACCAGTGGGTCTAACTCATGGGTCCGGGTTTGTCGGAGCATCCACTCTCAAGTGGCTTAATAGCAAATATTCAAACTAAAACCATGAATCCAACACTTAAAAAATACCTGATCAGTTCAGGAATCACGTTCGCAACAGCATTCTTCGGAATGCTCGCATTGGAGCTTAAGTCAGGGATACCTGACGGCTTCACAGTAGCCTTTGTGTTCAGTCTCGTCAGTGTCGCTGCACGAGCAGGTGTGAAAGCAGTCATCGAATGGATGGCTGTTACATTCCAAAGCACAAAAGACGTGCAGGGATAAACGCCTGCTGAGGCGAAACTCAGCGACTATGAAAAAAACAATAATCATTTCAGTGGTAGTGGCAATACTTGCGATAGCAATATTACTGGCACTCCCAGCAAAAGCAGACACAGAAAGTAAGTCAGCAGACGTTCCCATACATGTTCAAACTGACTTGGAACGTAGACAGGAACTCTGGATCAATGCTCTCGAATGGTGCGAAAGTCGTGGTGTCATATCAGCCGTCAATCCAAAAGACCGCGATAACACTCCGAGCTATTACAGCTTCCAGTTCAAACCGAGTACATTCAGAATGTTTGGAGAGAAATACGAGATCATACCAGAAGGCAAAACCGACACTCAGATCATGGAACTCATGAAGGACCACGACCTGCAGCGCGACATCGTCCGAAGAATGATTAACGATAAAAACGTAAATCTCAAAACACAATTCCCTGACTGTATCAAGAACAAAATTGGTATGCCACCGATGAAATAGACCCTTCTGCCACGTGTATACTGGGCACACGAGAACGTCCGAAAGGGCGTTTTTAGTTGTCCACAGTTATCCACTTGCAACAATGGCGACAGCTCGCTATACTATACATACAAAGGTCGAACATTATAAACACAAAAAAACAACAATGCAAAAAATAATCGCAACATCAAGTCTCATCATAGGAATAGCAATACTTGGATGGGCTACAGTCAACGCAATGAACTCAAACGAGGTGGTAGAGTGCAATCAGTGGCAGTCACAAGCATCAGAGTACAGTGGGTTCTATCTTACACACTGGCAAGCAGATCAATGCAAGGCTCACAACATTATCATTAACGCGCCAATCAAATAACATGGACGATGAAACTATTTTATCTAAAGGCGGTACTGAAGAAGATATAAGTCAGTATGCAAAACAAAACGGAGCAGATCTAGACGAACAAGACGAAATCCAAGAGGACACAACCTCAATGGAAGAAAAGCTAGAGGCTCTCGATGAAGAAGAAGTCTGTGAACTATGCGGAGGGACTGGAGAGGTGACAACCTCAGAGCAAGTCTACCCGGGCGAGCCTCACATGGCAGATATCGGGACCAGAAAGTGCATATGCCAATTAAAAGAGGAGTCGGATATGGATGACGACTCATAACCAAAAAAACAATGACAGACCTAGAACCAAAAGAAATCTCGCTGGTGAAAACACAAGCGACAAAAGCATACAACGCAGCGCAGGAACTGACGATCACAACTCCTGAAGAAATGGTTATCGCGACAGACCACCTCTCAAAAATGAAGACAGTCGCAAAGATGATCAAGGAACGAAAGGAAGCAATCACGAAACCATTAAACGAAGCCCTATCAAGCGCGCGAGATCTATTCAAGCCAATCGAATCGAATCTCGCAGATGCGGAAGCACTGGTAAAAAGAAAAATGCTCGACTACAACGACAAGGTAGAACGAGAGCAGGCAGAAAAGCAGGCAAAGATTGCAAAGTCCCTCGAGGACGGAAAAATATCAGAGAAGACCGCCATCAAGAAAATGGAGGCTGTCCCTGAAGTACAAAACAGCGTGCAGGGCAAGGTTGGCGCCGTCAGCACAAAACTTATCAAGAAGTACAGAGTGGTGGATGAGTCGAAGCTACCACGTGAGTTCCTGATGCCAGACATGGGCAAGATCACAGAGGCCCTCAAGGCAGGACAGACAGTCGCAGGAGCCGAGATGTACGAGGAGAAAATAATCTCAGCACGATAATGAACCCACGAGAAAAATTGATACTCGAATCAGCACTCAAAGCTCTCGAGAATCTACAAATCATACGAAGTGACGATTACGAGATATCACACTCAATGCAGGTCGTCATCGCAGAACTTGTCAACAT